GTCGCAAATCGGTGCGCAACTTCGAAATCTGCGACACGGCAGCTGACCTCCGAGGGCTTCGAGGCCCATAACCCGGTAGTCAGCACCTTGCCTGTGTCGTTTCTGCGAGCATCGCAGCACAGCCTTATGCATTAGGTCGCTTGGACTGCCTGGTAGCAGCCTCCGCTCTCGGAGGTTGCTATGTCGGAGAACAAGTATGACCATCTGAATGAATACGCTCGAACTCTCATTCGTGTCAAAGCACGCCAGCTCGTGCGACGCCCCGAATTCTCTCGAGCAGACACTGAGGACATCGAACAGGATTTGGCGATTCAAATTCATCTGAAAATCGCTCAGTACGATTCCAATCGAAGCTCACTGAACACGTTCCTGGCTCGAGTGGTCGATTCATCTGTTGCCATGATGATTCGTGATCGTGGCCGAATTAAACGAGGGGGTGGGCTCAGAAGAAAGCATTCCATCGATCACGAAACCCCATCGCATGGCACTGGATGCGAGCTCAGTAAAACCCGCACGCGACTTGATGTGACGTCTGTGCTGGATGAGCTTCCCAACGAACTACGCGAATTGTGCGGCGAGTTGATGATCGAGAAGCGATCAAAGGTCTTGAAGCAGAGGAACGTATCGCCACGGAGATTTGAATCGTCTCTGAATCTCATCCGAGAGCATTTTCAAAAAAGTGGAATAAACCACGACTACAAGTGCGCGAAATAAATCCGCAACAGCATAGATAACCACTGAACTTACCGCCCCACCACTTGCTCAGGAGTTACCCATGTTCAACGGTTTTGTTCGGTTTTGGATGAATGCAGATGTTCGTCTCGATGAGGTCGAATTGACTCTGCAACTCGCGACATTTGCTGCGGAGGGACTCTTCGGAATCCCTCGCGTTGCGATGGAGTTTCAGTTTGCAATCGACAGCGCGAAACGGACCTTCGATTTGCATGCCGACACGGAAGTCGGAGTCACCGTCGCTCAGATCTTTGCAGGACTGTTGCTCAAAGAATTCGGTGAGGGGGCATTCCGTCTTGAGAACATCACGACCGCACCCGTTGCTTCTTAGTCTCGGTCGGCTTTCCTCTGCCGAACAAAACCTTCCATTGCTTTCCACCACTTCATTGAAAGAAGTTTTTATGTTCGAACTTATTGACTTCTCGTTTCTGGTCCATGAATCGGCCGACTTGTACCACGCTAAAGCGAAGCACTATCTGTCGAGCCATCAACTGGCCGACTTTCGCAAGTGCCCTCAGCTCTACTACCGCAAGAAGACCCAACCACTCACCCAAGAGGAATCCCCCGCATACCTGCTCGGCCGAGCGGCCCACGTGTTGATCCTCGAAGGCTTCGAGCGATTCCGCGAAGACTTCGCTGTCGGCGGGCCTATCAATCCCCGCACTGGTCGTCCGTTTGGACCGGCTACTAATGCTTGGATGGAATGGGCTGAAACCCTTAGCAAACCCGTTCTCTCGGATTCTCAGTTCGCAATGCTCGTGCGGATGAAAGAATCGGTCGCAAAGCAAAAAGCGGCTGTCGAGTTGCTGCAGTACGGGATCCCCGAAGGTGTCGTGCGAGCCGATTACTGCGGGCTTCCCTGCCAGATCCGTATCGATTGGCTTGAAACGAGCCGAGGGATTGTTGATCTCAAAACGTGCGACGACCTCACCTGGTTTGAAGCCGACTCGAGGCGCTACGGCTACGCCCATCAAATGGCGTTCTACCGCGCAGTTCTGTCGAAAGCCCTGGGGATCTACGTTCCCGTTCATCTGATCGCCGTTGAGAAGAAAGAGCCTTACCGCTGCGGCGTGTGGCAACTATCGAGCGAGGTTCTGAACCTTGCTCAAAAAGAAAACGAGCAAGCGATCGATCGCCTTCATGCGTGCATCACGAATGACTCTTGGCCCACGGGCTACGAAGAGCCGCGAGTCTTTGACTTCTTTTGATCCACTGCGGCGAGCAGGTGGGATGGCGTGACGTTCCCGGCCATGAATGGCAAACGGATAGAGCGTCCGGACTCCCTGTGTCCACCTGCTTGCTGCTTTTACTCACCCATTTATTTCGTTGTCCGATTTTGTAAGGAAAAAGCACATGAGTTTGTTACAGCAAGTGCAGCGTGGGAAAGCCCACCTGCCACCACGAATCTTGGTCTACGGTACCGAAGGGGTCGGCAAGAGTAGCCTCGCAGCTACCACCCCAAAACCGATTTTCATCCAGACTGAGGATGGCTTGGGAGAGATCGACTGCGATCGCTTCCCACTGGCCAAATCCCTCGAAGATGTCGTCGCTGCTTTAACGGAACTAGAGACCCAGCCGCACGACTACCAAACCGTCGCGATCGACTCGCTGGATTGGCTCGAACGATTGATCTGGGATGCAGTCTGCCGACGCGAATCGGCCACGACGATCGAAAAGGTCGGAGGTGGGTACGGCAAGGGTTACACCCTGGCTTTGGATTACTGGCGCAAGCTCATCGACAAGCTCGGCAACCTCCATCGCGATCGCGGCATGATGGTCTTTTTGATCGCCCATGCCAAGGTCGAGAAGTTCGAGGATCCGGAAGCGCCGGCCTACGATCGCTACTCGCCTCGGCTGCACAAACATGCCAGCGCCATCATCACCGAATGGTGCGATGCGGTGCTTTTTGCCACCAAGCGATTCACGACTCGCACCGAAGAGAGTGGCTTTGGTCGCCAGAGAGCGATCGCTGCCCCGGTCGGTGCTGCCGGTGGCGAACGCATCTTGAAAACGGTCGGCGGGCCCTCATGCGTGGCCAAGAACCGTTACCGGCTCAAACCTGAAATTCCATTGGCTTGGGATGCGATTGTTGGCGGCATCCTCGGCTCACCTAACGAACTGTCCAACCCCGTTTCTGCACCAGAAGGAGCTACGAACCATGGCTAATCTCAACAACTTTAACGCGAATCAAATTGAGCCGACGTCGAATTTGGAAGCAATCCCGGCAGGCAAATACCTGGCCGTGATCACCGAGTCGGAACTCAAGCCGACGAAATCTGGATCGGGCAGCTACTTACAGCTGACGTTTCAGGTTCTCGAGGGTGAATACAAAGGTCGATTCCTTTGGTCCCGACTCAATCTTCAAAATGCCAATCCCACTGCGGTGAAGATCGCCCAAGCAGAGCTATCGGCCATCTGCCGAGCCGTTGGGGTACTCACCCCGGGCGATTCGGTCGAGCTGCATAACTTGCCTTTGGTGATCAACGTCAAATGTCGCAAGCGCGAAGATTCGGGGGATGTAACAAACGAGATCCGAGGTTACGCGAAACCTGAGGCGGCGACGGCTCAGCCTCAGCAAGCAAGCCACACGACTCCACCATGGAGACGTCCCTCGTGATCGAACTTGAACTGCCGTATCCGCCGTCAGTGAATCATTACTGGCGGCGGGTGGGAGCACGGACGCTCATCAGCCGCGGGGGTCGACTCTTCCGTCAACAGGTTGTGTCGATCCTCGCGGCGCGCGGCGTTCGCCCACTCGATGGTGACTTGGAAGTCTTCATCGAACTGTATCCGCCCGACCGTCGTCGCCGGGATGTAGATAACACGCAAAAAGCTTTGCTCGATGCTCTCGGGCAAGGTGGTGCGTATCACGACGACAGCCAAATCATCCACCTAGACACGTGGAAACGCGAACCGATCCCTGGCGGCATGGTTTTTGTTCGAATCTCGAAATGTTCGGAAGTGTGATGATGGAAGAGAGTTTAGACCAACGGATTTGTGGCGACTGCGGAGTTGTTGCCACGAGCGATCGACGCGAATGCCTCGAGTGTGGCCGGCTGCTTCGCTCACAGCGCATGCGGCGCAATCGAAGAGTCGGGATTGACCTGGATAGCGACTGCATTGAAGAACCGGACCGATCGTTCGAGTCTCGATTAGAAGATGGCTTTTCGATGCTGAAGTGGGAGTAACACCATGCAACTTCGACCTTATCAACAAGCGGCCGTCGATGCGGTCTACAACCATCTGCGCGATCGTGATGACAATCCTTGCGTGGTCATTCCAACAGCAGGTGGTAAGACCCCCTGTATGGCGACGATTTGCAAGGATGCGGTCACGCTCTGGCAAGGTCGTGTCCTGGTTTTGGCCCACGTAAAAGAGCTGCTGCAGCAAACAGCCGACAAGTTAACCGCCGTCTGCCCCGAGGTGGACTTTGGTATCTACTCGGCAGGTTTGAAGCGTCGCGACACCAACAATGCCGTCATCATCGCCGGTATTCAATCGATCTACAAGCGTGCCTGTGAGCTCGATCGGTTCGATCTGATCATAGTCGATGAAGCACACCTCATTAGTCCCGATGGAGAGGGGATGTACCAGCAGTTCCTCGCGGATGCCAAGAAGGTCAACCCTCACTTGCGCATCATTGGTTTTACGGCCACACCGTTTCGACTCAAGGACGGCGAGATCTGTGCCCCTGAAAACATCCTCAACACGATCTGTTACGAGGTTGGAATCAAGGAACTGATCCGCGATGGTTTTTTGTGTCCGCTGGTTTCCAAGTCAGGCAAAGACCAAATCGACTTCGGTTCGCTGCACGTTCGTGCCGGCGAATTCGTAGCCGATGAGGTCGAAGCTCTCATGGATAGCGAGTCTCTGGTCGAATCCGTCTGCCGTGAGATCGTGGAGCAAACAGCCGACCGCAATGCCGTGCTGATCTTCTCGAGCGGTGTTCGTCATGGCAACCACATCGTCGATACCCTTCGAGACAAACACGGCATCGAATGCGGATTCGTTACTGGCGAAACCTCGTCGGAGGATCGGGACCGATTGCTTCAGAAGTTCCGCAGCGGGAGTCTCAAATACTTGTGCAACGTCAACGTGCTGACCACCGGGTTCGATGCACCCAACATCGATTGCGTGGCCTTGGTGCGTCCGACAACGTCCCCAGGTCTTTTCTACCAGGCAGTCGGTCGCGGCTTCAGACTTCACCCGAGCAAACAGAACTGTTTAGTCCTCGACTTTGGTGGCAATGTTTTAAGGCACGGACCGGTCGATTGCCTGCGGATCAAACCTGCAGGCTGCCAATCGACTGGTGAAGCACCCGCGAAGCAATGTCCCAAATGCAACGCACTCATCGCTATGGGGTACGCGAATTGCCCGGAGTGTGGCTTTACCTTTCCCCCACCTGAAAAACAGAACCACGAAGCCCAAGCGACCCAAGCACCGATCCTATCCGGCCAAGTCACCAACACTCGCTACGAAGTCACCGACACACACTACTACAGCCACCTCAAGCGTGGAGCCGCCGACGACGCACCGCGATCGATGCGAGTCGATTACATGATCGGCTGGCGCAACCACAAATCCGAGTGGGTTTGCTTTGAACACTCCGGTTACGCACGCCAACGTGCCGTGGCTTGGTGGAAACAGCGATCCCCCGATCCGGTTCCTGCAACCACCGAGGAAGCACTCACGCGGATCGAAGGGGGGGCCATTGCGCAAACCCTCGCGATCGTCGTTCGAAGCGTCTCCGGAGAGGAGTACGACCGGATCGTTGACTACGAGATCGGGCCGATGCCCGAACCGTGCGACCAACATTTTTCCAATGAGTTTACAGACGAGGAGATTCCATTTTGAATATGTCATCCGATTTCACATCCCT